AGATAAATAATATCCACGCACTTGAAAATTCTTTGTATAGCAAAGTTTTAGGTATTGCGGGAACTGTTGATTGTATTGCAGAATACAGTGGTGAATTAGCAGTTATTGACTTCAAGACTTCAAAGACACCAAAACCGAGAGATTGGATTGAGCATTATTTCGTACAGTGTGCTGCTTATGCTTGCATGTTATACGAGATGACTGGTATAATGGTAAAGAAGTTTGTAATCATAATGGCTTGTGAAAACGGAGAATGTGAAATTTATGAAGAATACGACAAAGGAAAGTACATCAAGTTACTCACCGAATATATTAGAGAATTTGTTAGAGATAAACTTCAGCAATATGAATGATAAAATAAAGGAAGAATTGGACAGTAAATTTATCTGTCCTCAAAAGTTCGCTCAAGACATAGAAAATCTTGTGAAAGAATGTAAAATCAATTACATTGATGCAATCGTCACATATTGTGAGGAGAATAGTATTGAAAGAGAAACTTAAAAATGATGCAACTGAATTGAATTTTTTGAAGAAAACTACTCGTGCTAAATTGCCTCTGTGACACCCTTTGATGTATATAAAACTTATTTAGCATTCAAAAATCATTTCACAAAAGAAAATTACGATTACTTTAAGTATTGTGGAAAGTCCAGAGCATCTCTGGACTCTTTTCATAAGAGGAAGGATAGGTATTTCTTTGAACGAACTTCTAGACAGAAGAATGATGAAGAAATCAAAGCATATTTTGTAGCAAACTTTGCCGAGTGTAATGATACTCAATCTTTGTGGATTGGTCAAATCATTGAAAATGGAGAGCAAATTTATACAAATTGGTTAAAAAAATCTCAAAGTCTTTTTTACTTATTCAAAACAGAAGCAGAAGTCTTTATACACAAAGATAGTTTTGTAGAATTATTTGAGATAAAAAACAATCAGCATCCAGAGATTCTCAAAAAGTATTTTCAAAAAGTAATTAGTTTAGAGACTATGGTAATTCTTGATATGATATTGGGTTATGTGAAAAAGTTTGATAAGAAACTAACAGACCCAGTGTGGGAAACCGTCAGTTTAAGAATTCGAAAATACAAGCCTTTTATAAATATTGACGTAGCAAAGTATAAGGAAGTTCTTAAGGAGATTGTTTTATGAGTAGATTTTTTGATTCGGAAGTGGTTAGAGAATCAATGTCCGAACTTGATGAACTTCAACAACAACTTTTTATTGATATGCTTCGTCTTCCTATTTTGGATAATGAAGAAAGGAGAGCACATCTTAAAATGATGACCGAGTTCTTGGAAAAACAGAAATTGTTTATCTTCAGAATTTCACTATCTGATGATCCAACAGCAATTGAAATGAAAGAGAAAGTTCTTGATTCTGCCAAAATGCTTGGTCTTAAAAAAGGTCAAACAATTAATGATTTTTACGATATAATGCAAAAAACCATTGATGGTCTTAAAGAAACACTTGACGACTGACCTCATACCTGCTACAATTAATACGAAGAATACTTCAAATACTACTAATACGGAGAATACGAATGTCTTTTGCTGATCTTAAAAAGCAATCAAGTATGGGTTCTTTGACCGAGAAACTCATCAAACAAGTTGAAAAACTCAACGATTCTGGTTCTAAAGATGATGATCGTTTTTGGAAACCAGTAATGGGTAAGGGTGATACAGGTTCTGCTGTTATTCGCTTCTTGCCTGCTCCAGAAGGATGTGAACTTCCTTGGGCACAAGTGTGGTCTCACGCATTTCAAGGCACTGGTGGTTGGTTGATTGATGAGTGCCTAACTACTCTTGGTCAAAACTGTCCTGTGTGTGAAAAGAATCGTGTTCTGTGGAACTCTGGTTCTGATCGTGATAAGGAAGAAGCACGTAAACAGAAGCGTAAACTGTCTTATTACAGCAACATTTATGTTGTAAAAGATCCTGCAAATCCAGACAATGAAGGACGAGTGTTCCTTTATAAGTTTGGTAAGAAAATCTTTGATAAGGTTATGGCTGCTATGCAACCAGAATTTGATGATGAAGAACCAATCAATCCTTTTGATTTCTGGAAAGGTGCGAACTTCAAACTGAAACTGGTGAAGAAGGATGGTTATTGGAACTATGACAAGTCAGAGTTCGCAAGTCCAGAACCTCTTATGTCTGATGATGACGACCTGGAATCAATCTATAAGTCGCTGAATAATCTTGGTGATTTCACTAATCCTTCTAAATTCAAATCTTATGAGGATCTGAAGAAGCGTCTTGATTATGTTCTTGGTCTCAAAGGAACTCCAAAGTTCCAAGATCCAGAGACAGTTGATGAAGAGGAAGAAGTTGAAGTTTCGCGTCCTGTGCGGGAATCTGTTTCAGTTCGTCCTTCTGCTTCTAATGATGATGAGGACGAGGATGACGCAATGTCATACTTCCAGAAGTTGGCAGAGTCCTGATTTCAAAATCACCTTTTAAATCCATTTTACCCCCCGAAAAAATCGGGGGGATTTTTTTGTCAAAAAGGTTTTTATACTCCAGTGAATTGTGGATTATAAGCTTTCTTGTTTAGTTGATTGACATATTGCGAAGATTGATCGTATTTCATAATATTTCTCATATCTGTAATTACTACTGATAAGAATTGTGGTTTTAATACTCTAATTTGTCTCTTATCTTCATTAATACCGACTTCATACTCATAGTTTGTAACTGCTTTTACTGGATTTGCAGTGATTGCTACATTATCAAAAGTTGTATATGAAACAGTAAAATCTTCATCTACTTCAAATCCAGAACCAATCACAAGACGATCATACTGGTCTTTGATTTCCGTAGTTTCATAATGATGAACATCTGTTAATGCTGCATCAGATCCATACTTATCAATCATATAGTTATATAAGTCATTATTGTTCAATGGCCATTGATCTCTTACGTTTGTAATGTTGTTTGTGATTAAAATAACCCAATCAAGTTCTGGATCACTATAAAGTTTTGAAGCAACTACATCTGGTCTTTGGTCATCAGTGACTTGATAATAATCAAAGGCAGTAATAGCATTGATGACATCAGATCTTATTTTTGCTCTTTTGAAAAGATTTTTAACGGTAATATAATCTTCATTTGTGCTTGCATTGGGCAAACGAGAAAGATAAGAAATGTTTGGAAATTCGTTAAAATATGCCATTTTAGTATCCTACATCGTTTGGTGAGATTGGATAAAGATCACCAGAATTGTCAGTATTATCTACAAATTTTCTTCCATCAAAAATAGAACTTTGATAATCAGTATCATAAATTGGTTCAAGTTCTTTGAATGACATATTCATAATTACAGATACTGGTTGTCCATCATCATATGCTGCCCAAGTTCCATCCGCAGTATAATTCATAGAAAAACCAACCAATGCACAAGTTTTAATTCTATTTACACCTTTGATTGGATTTCCTCCAGTAGTCTTATATTGCAACTGAAATACATTTGGTGTTCCCAAGAAATATGATGCTGCTCCTGCTGTTCCGTATTCTTGATTTCCTGATCTTTTGTCTTGTTTTTTTGCTGCCATTCCTTGTTTAAAAAATCTTATAATTTTATTAATATCTGTTGCTTCTTTTTCGCTTCTTGGACTCATTCTGTATTGAAATGTAAATTCTCTTAATGTTGGTGAATTGAAGAGAAGTTCAAGATTACTATTTGGAACAACTCCAAATCCTCTTGCTAAAATACTTTCTGGAGATACCGAAAATCCTGCCATTGAAAGAACTTTAGATGCACCAGCAGTTTTTAATAGTGCCTGTGCTGATTGTGAACCTGCTGATTTTAATAACTTATATAATAATGCTCCTTGAGCACCTAATGCTCCTCCTTGTTGTACATTTCCAAGTATTGCTCCTACCAATCCACCTGCGGCAGTAGCACCTAAATACGTATCAAGATTTTGAACAACATCAGCAGTAGCAGCAGCAGAAAGATTATTCATATTATCATCACCCCAAGAAACATTATTAGAATCAGTCACGCTATTTGGCATAGGTAATTTGACAATTCCTAAAAATTCTGCTAATGCGGAAGTTTTTTGTAATCCAGATGTTAATATTTTTTCTGCTGCGTCAGGTCCACCAAATAATTGATCAGATTTTTGTGGTTTGTAATGATATTGTCCTATTTGTAAATAATCTTGTGTTTTATTATATAAAGCATCCTTTGGGTATTGTAAATCTGTTTTTTTTAAATTTTTATCTACAGATCCAAATTGAAAATAATCTTTTAATTCTGCTATATTTAAATTAAATAAACCACCACCACCTGGAGCTGATGGTAATGGAGGCCCTGCTTGTTGTGATGCTTGTGCCCAAGAAGGTAGAATATTATTTGCTGCATTTCCACCAATGTTTTTGTGCGCTGTCCTTACCTCAATTTGTATTTCAATTTTGTAATTGTCTCTGATGATATTTGCTGGAATTATTTTTAATCCTTCTGGGGTCCAATCGCCATTTTGAAATAAAATAACTCCTGGAGATCCAAAAATTCCAATATTTACTAATTCAACGCCTCCATTTTTTGGATCATATCTCAAATCATATACACTACCATATATCCCTTCATTATCATCTACAAGGTCTGTGTGGAATTTTGGTTTTAATACTTGATACGCCATTTATGGTGAAGATAAGTTGTCTGAATAATCCCAAACTTTTGATTTAAATACTGGTTGTCCTCTTCCATCTACAAATTTTTCAGTAGGAAGTAAAGAAACTTCTCTCCATTCCTTTTCTGGAACTACAAATAAATCAGACATCACACCAGAGAAAAGATATTTATGTAAGGTTTTCTTTGGAGCATTTACGAATCCAAATTTATTTATGTAAGAATTTGCAACTCCACCACGATACTGGGGATTTAGATAATGAAGATTTGAACCAAAGAACCAACCCTCTCTTTTATTGATTTCTATAATATAAGATAGTGGTTGTCTATCCCAGAATTTATATTTTTGTGGATACTTTGCACCATACAAAAAGAAAACTAAATCACCAGGTTTAATATATCCAGTATCTGATTCACTTATGTCTTGATCTTGAACATTCATAAGTTCATTCATTAAAGAATTTGTCCACCAATCAGTGCTTCTATATTTCTTTCCTGCTTCTTTGATTATTTTTTCGGCAATCATATTTCTATGCTATTTTAATTCTATTTG